CACCATTAAGATCGAGTTTCTGTCCCTTGAGCGCACGCCCAAGAGACTTTTGAAGCGCCATCGCGTCTGCGAATGAAGCAAGTTCAATATGAATATCCACTCCTGAAATTTTCATATATTACCCCAGAATCCTGTCAACGTTTGAGAACACAATAACGTAAATTGAAATAGCCTGTTCAGTATCTCCTTCAACGTTTTCTTTACCGCCTGGCATTTTTTGGACAATGCCTCCGGACATTGTGTAAATCTCATTGGTTATATTACCCAACCCGTCACCCGATCGTTTGGTAAACTCGGCACCAATAAGAATAAATTTTGCAGGATCATTGATATATTCTTGCATCCTTGACGCAAGGTATTTATCATCCGGAGACCCTCTGATAACGCGCACGGTAACATTTACTATTTTACCCGAGGCGTTGTATGCATAAATTGCGTTTCCGTTCTTACCTTGTTTGAGTTCTGCAAGGTTATTAGGAGCGTCGATATTCACAACGTCCCCTGTTCCAAGGTCCGTAAGAAGCCTTGTATCGACTATAATCGTATCTTTCCCGGTTAATGCTACGCTCATTTTTTTTCCTTTCCCTTTTTGGGCAACAATCCCGCCTTTCGGCGGGCTGTCTTATTTAACTTTCAACAAAGACCGATACATCTGCGCTGTGTATGGCCCCGGCGTCTTTACATGCAATGTATGTAGCAGGAGCCTTTCGTGCGTTTCTGTCTATCTGACTTTGCGAAGCGATCGGCAGCGAGTAAATATAATACCCGTGGTCTTTTATGTTTCTGATATGATCTTCTGGGTTTCCGAAGGTAGTGGAAGAAAGCCACGCCCCGGGTGAGAACACTCCTGCCTGAACGAACTGCTGGCACACCTTGCGGTACGCACCTTTAAGGCCGTTAAGCCCTTCCTCTGTTTGTGCAATTTTTGTGTTCGTGGTAGTAAGGAAATTAAATCCCGCGATAATCAGCCGGAGCTTAAACGCAAGTCGGGAATAAATCTGATCAAAGAATTGATTAGCCCCGGAGGTAAATACTTTCGGAAGGCCAAAGTCTCCATAAAAATCTACGCCAGAGTTCTTGCAATCAGTCAAAACAGTTTGGGTCATTCCGGAATCAGCATCAAGCCCGGTAATCGTCTTCCCGTGCATTGTGTGCGCGGTATTGAATCCCGCGAAATCGATCGAAAGACCACGGCCTGCATAACCCGCGGCGAAATCAAACGCATCGTCAGCGCTGGTAGAATAAAAAAGGCATCTGGTATGGGTAAGCCCGGCATTCAATATAGTGGTAAACACGCCCTTGATATCAGCAGAAGAGGGAGAACCAACGATCCACAGCTTATCCATAGTCTGAATTGTTTTCGCGGTTTCCAGGAAAAGAGCGTCAGCCGGTTTATCTGTCGAGATAATACCGAAGAACGGCACAATTCCCGAAGCCCGGAGTATAGCGTCTTTCAGCCGTTCTGTTCCTGTTGCCGCACCGGTTGCTGCCCCTGCCAGTTTCAGAGAGGGAGAAATATCTGTCGCGGCCGCAGAGCCAACAGTCAGCGCGGAAGTCGCCCCGGTTGTATCGGAAACAAGAGTTATAAGTGCAGCAGTCAATTCCCCGGTAACCTGTATGGTTGCTCCTGCCGTTTCCAGCGCATAGGGATTTAGCGAGGCGGTAGCCGTAAGGAGGGACGTACTATCAATCGAGCCAATAACGATATCAGCGTCGGGCGCACCGTCAATAGCAAGGCTAATTTTGTAATCCGTCGCCTTCAAGCTGGTAAGGTCAACCGGTCCGGTACCTAAAATGGTTGCTGCACTCGCGGGAGCGGAAGCTTTTCGCGGGATAATGACCAAATACCCCCCCGCGGACATAATGTTCGGGGACTGGCTAAAAACCTGTACGGCGATTCGATACGCGTCCGAGCTTGCTCCAAAATCAGAAGCAACCCCGTCCGGTCCATTATATATCCCGTAATCGCCATAATTTGACGGCAGCGGGACCTCATCCGCAAAAAATGCGAGAGCAGACGTGTTTACGTCTGCCAGTCCACGCAACGCACCTAAAAGCGTTACTTGGATAAAATTGGAAATACTTAATTTTCCAGACATTGTTTATGCCTCCGTACTGTTTGGTTTTTCGAGACTGCGAACGACTGCCGCAGCGATCTCTTTTGCTATTGGTTCGTACGCTTTTCCTGCAATACGAAGTTTTATGCATTGCCAAAGGCTCGGGGCAACCCCAACATTAACCTTCAAGGATGCGTTTACACTCATTGATACAGCCTTCAACTTATGCCTCCGTGTTAATAATCGGCGCGGTAAACTTGTCAATCATAGTTTCCGCGACGGTCTTTATATCAATATTAGATATGATAACCGGTATTCGGTAACGGCGCAAGACTGAGCTACCTTCGATAGAAGAGAGGTCTAGCGTTGGACCGGCTATAAAAATCGAGCAATTAGCGTCTTCAGCGGCTCTCACGGCGATAGAAGAACGGAGTGCCATGGGTATTTCGTTCTTTCTGTCCGTTGCCTCTTGCCCAAATCCGCAGAGCTCAACCGCGAATCGCTCATGAGCGGACATCGACATAGTTTCTGTATTTAAGGTGAAGTCTTTTTTCGAGACGATACCGACCATACCCGATTGACCGTCATAGTCGATTAAAATGTATGGGGCCTTATCCTTGGGAGCGTCAAAAAGTTCATTTTTTAATATGATTCGATTGGCGGGAATTCCCGTATAAGCTGCGAGTATTCTTCCTAAAACTTGACCGCATTGGGTTATAGTCATGTCGTTAAATACTCCTGTGGCGTGTCTCCGGAATACGCTTCCGTAGCCTCATACCGCCGGTATCCGGCTTCATCCCACGCCTGCACGGAATCAATACGGTAAGAAATTCCCGCAACTTCTATCTGGTCATCGATTTTAAGCAAGCGATTAGAAGCCTTTGTTAAAACGGAAGCCCATTTCCATGACCGCTGATCTTCCGGCTTGCGGTTGACGCGCTCAGGTGAAAGCGGCTGAATCATGATATCCATCATGATATTTTCAGCCGTTTGCTTCACTATGAAATCAATAACATTTTTAGTCGTTACGCGGACAAACCGCCTTCGTGTCCATCCGCGAAACGCCCCGGAAACTATCGGTATGCTCATTTATTACTCGAAGTATCCGTTAATTTGAACCTGACCCCTGACTGTCCGGTATCGGAAGCAATAACCTCGACGACATCGTCGGGCGTATCAATATTAAGTATGGTCCCTATCGCCTGAACAATTACACTCATAGGGTTTCCACCTCAAAAAATCCTTCCAGATAAGGAACCGGCACACTGTTTTCCGTCATTATCATGCGCCACGCATGACGGCCAACAGAGAGAAGTGCAGAGTTTTCAGCGGTAAGGGTATAATGTACAGAAGTTTTTTCGGTAATGGCATCGTAAGATACGGTTGTTCCTACGGGCAAGGCGTCAACGGTCGCCGTAAAGGTGTTTGCAGAAATATCTCCGGGATGCACTGTCATGAATGTGCGCTGGTAACCTTTGATTACTTTTTTTACATTAAGATTACCAACACTGCGCGAACCGATATCTGCCATAGGTTCCCCTTTGTTATCAGTGTAATGGCTTATTGTTTATCGGTCAACCTCATACGTTACTGACTTTCTCAAAAGACCCGTGTCGATCAATGGCGAGTCCCCGCCTTTTTTGCGCTCAATGGTCGAATCAGCATTCGGCGGCCATGTACCAAACCCATTGGTATCGAACGCCTCTTGTATTTTGGCTTGCCCCGCTATTCCGATATCTTCGAAAATCGCCTTGATATCTCCCGATTTAATATGTTCTTTCGCCTTGCCCTCGACGTATGAAGCAATTTCTTTTTGTTTCAACTCAAGAGGCATACGGATAAAAGAACGTTTCGGAGGCCTATCAGGAACCGAAACGGATCCGAATTCGTTGTCTGCTCCATATTCCGCAACAGACTGTCCGTCCGGGGCTTTCGCGTCCTTGAAAACTCCGATATCAACGCCGTGAGGCTCTTTTAATCCCTTGATCAGCTTTTCCAGACCAGAGAAATCCCCTGTTATGGTTGACTGACCGTCTCGGATATTAAATGACACCGTTTGCCCGGAGGATAAAGCCGAGAATAAAAATCGATTCGATGGACACCGCGCCCAAGAGCGCCTTATTCTTTCGGTGCAGGCCCTTCAAGATAGCGGCCATTTCGTCCGTCCAGTAGAGTTGTCCGGCTTCTTTATAACCCTTTCGGGCGGCTTTCGCCTGTTTTTTGTTCATGATACGCGCTCCCATTCCGTAGAAGCATACGCCCATTTCACGCCATCAGCGAAAAAGGCAACGTCAGAATACGGGTCGGCGTCTTCATCCGTGCAGGGTTCAATTTTCTGGAAAAGAGAGCCCTGCGCAATGAGCTTGACTTCCCAAATAGCCGCGCCACCTTTTCCATATTTCACTTCAAGAATAGTTCCGTCAGAAACAACAATAAGAACTCCGTGTTCATCATAGTCTGTTCCATATTTTCCAACCTCGCCAGAAAAATCACCTTCAAACTCGACAAGATCGTCGCTTGCGCCATAAATTTTTGTCACGGATTCGTCCCTCCCGCCACGCTGAATACCACGCCGCCAAGGTACGGACTCGAAAGCATAAGGAACTTTTGGCCGTAATACGTCGACGCGAAAATACTTTCTTTCATCCAGTCGGGTATATCAACCGACTCGGAAACCCCGTCAGCTCCCCGGCTATTCTGCAAAAGCCGTGTCTGCCCGCCTGAGTCCGCGGCATCGATATCCATAACCAGAAAATGAGCCGTCAAGTAATGTTCACAAAGGATACCGATCTGTGGTTTATCTGACGGGTACAGATCAAAGTTGAATAGAGCGTCTTTCTCGGCTATCGCGTTCGTTATATCCGAGTCCATGATATCAGGAACAGCCGAGCCAAACGTGAAATTCCGGGCGAACTGCGCCTTGAATGAGGCGAGGGTTACATTAGGCATTTACTGCGCCTTTGGCGGTCTGCCGGGCTTTTTGGAGGGCGCGACATATTCACTCGCAGGGGCACCGTCAATCGTGCCGTCTGCGCCCACAGGAGGCGTTTCAGGTTCCTTCAAGCCGAGTTCCTTCTCTTTCGCCTCAACGGCTTCCTCTCTTTCTTTGACGGCCTTCTCCCTCTTTTTCACGTTCGTGATCCTGTCGCGCAAACTCTGCTCTTCACGCTCCAAAGAAGCAGAGGACATTTTTGCAGAGCCCGCAGGGGCAAGGTCTCGCGGGTATCCGCTAATCAACCGGAGCGCGTCAAGTTCGTTCATTTCTACAGACTCCATAGGTTCGAGGCTGACATCAACCCCTTCAGAGTTTTTTACCGGCCATGTTCTCCGGCCTTTGTTTGTCACTATCATTGTTTTTTGTTCCACTTGTTACTCCTTGATGTTATTATACCATATATTAAAAATTATACAACCATATCGATAATCGGCTCAATAACAAATTCCTTTCGGTATAATTCAACGTACTTTCTAGCCACGCATTCAGGCATCTTTATCCGTTCCCCGACTTTCAATATCTCCGGGCTTTCGTGAAATTCCCAATCACGCGATCCAACGTTTTTAATATACACCTTCGGGATCGTTTCCCATACGCGGGAATAATCGTTTTTCCAATCAGTTATGACTTTTTTATACCCATCTGTAGGGATATGTGAATCCCCTCGAGTATATTTTAGCGCGTATTCGTTGGCGGGTCTATGACTTAAAATAAAAGGCTTGTGATCGTATCCCCAAAACGTAACGCGCGAGTGGTCAAAAACAGATAATATCAATCGCCATCTATTCACCCATGTCGTTTTATTCTTTTTATCATGACCAGGGGAATACACGTCTGCGCCTCCCAAATCAAACCCGACGCAAATAACGTCGTATCCGCGCGTCAGTGCCTCTGCAACCAACATTGAGCCGGTATCCTTTCGGTATATATCAGGACAGGTAAACGCCTCATCCTGCCCGAATATTTTATAATCTCCGTGATCTCTTGCCTCTTCCATGACGTCGGTATGCCCTGCCAGCGCAGACAAAATATCCCCATAATCAATATAGGCGCGATTACAGCCCCAAACCGGACCAGTGAAGGCGCGTATCTCTTTATCGAATTCAAGGCGGGAAATGCCGTTGCCAAGGATTAAAACAGTTGTCATGGTAATAGTATGGGGTTTTTTGGGGTTTTTGTAAATAATTTAAATATGTGTTGACTTGTTTTAATTTATGGTATAATATTAAATCAACAGGGCGCGAGAAGCGCAAAGGATGGACGGGGATGATGTTAGGTAATTTTTCAGTAGAAAGAATGGAAGAAAGGCTTGGGATTAAGTTTCCGAAAGACCTTGTTGTTTTTATGAATGCCAACCGACAGGAAAACGCAAACAATATAGAGGAGGGGGGAATGGCATTGTTTTGATATGCCTTTTACGCTTGTCTGTGGCGATATGGAAACGGCTAAAAAAATAAGAGATTATCTTGAGCCATTAGCCGGTGAAATGCTTACGCAAATAAATATTGCGTGTAGTAAATAACCCACCCCCACGCCGCCGGGAGTGTGTCACGGCAAAGGAACCAACATGACTATAAAAGACAAATACAACGAGCTTATCAAAGAGGCAACCAAATTATCTGAAAGCTTAAAAGGTGAAAGAAAGGCAGAAGTACTTGAATCCGTTGCGCGCCTTACCGATCCACGCGATCGGCTTTCTTCTTTTATCGCTGCTCTTGAATACGCGGAAAGGAAATAAAAAAAAGCCACCCTTTCGAGTGGCTTTCCCTAACAACGATTTTTTAAGTCGTTACCGTTTTATCGAAGTACAGGACTTCTCGCGGTCGATTGATTAGAACGCCTGAGAACTGTCCGTAAGCAAGCTGCTCGAAATCGAAGCCGTTCACGGTATACGCCTGGTTCATGGTTATATCCACGGGCAGGGTAAGTTTGAGCGTTTCAGGATCGTTTCTGT